TCACTTAAAACACCTATAACTAGGGTAGAAGATAGAACAACAATAATTGATAATACTGATACCAATAATGTCTATATTGGAAAAGCTGCCATTGGAACTGCGACAAGTTCTACTGCGTGGGCAATTCAACTTATCAACACGAGTGGAGGAATTGTAAGTATTAAATGGGCAACGGGATCATATGAGGCAAATCAAGTTTGGGACAATCGAACAAGCTTATCCTATTCGTAGTTATTGACTTGCTTGAGAATCCTTGCTATACATAAGACAGAAACAACAGAGGAGAAACCTCGTTGCGACCTAATACGTTTGTATGATGGTCGCTTTTTTTGTGGAAAATTTGAAAGGGGGTGAAAAAATAATATGTCATTTGGAGGCAGAAGATACGATACAAATGGATCATTGACTGGTCCAAACAACAATACAGCTCCTATCATGTTTTTGGTTGGAGGTTCAACCATACGTCCCGCTGTCTATGATGTTGTGACGGGTAATGGGGTAGCTTCACCCGCAGATAATTCAGCAAAACTGACAATGGTAAGAACAACTGGGGTATCATCAGGAGGAACGGCAATTACACCTAACCCACTTGATTCACAAGATCCAGTATCAATAACAACAGCGGCAAGTGGAACATTCTTGTCAGGAAATCCTACAGTTGGAGTAACGTTGTTACAGTGGTCACAAAATATGCGGGCAACTTTCCGATGGGTAGCAGCACCAAATTCAGAATTATTAGTTCCAGCGACAGCAGGGAATGGAATTGGCATGATGAATCCTGCTCAAGGAGGTTCAGCATTTGCAATTGATTGGACTGTGTTATTTTACGAATAGGTTGCTATATCAATCTAATTGAATATCATAGTCTATTCACTTCTGTCTCAAATTGGGACAGACGTAAGCAGGTTATTATGATATACTCTTGGTATGACTGATTATCCTAAAGTGATGATTGCTCATGCAATTAATAAGCCTGAGTTTACTCGAAGTTTTTATCAAGGCATGCTTCAAACCCTCATGTCCTATCCAGGACAACTTTCGGTTCGCGTTGCGGAAGGCCATCTTGCTCCGTGGGCACGTAATTCTCTCGTTCGAGATTTTCTCAAAAGTGATGCGGAATATATCTTTTTCGTTGATTCGGATACAGGAGTACCCAGTGAAGGATTAAAAAAATTAGTGGAAGATAAAAAAGATATTATTTCAGGTCTTTATTTTCAAAGGTATGCTCCATATAATCCTACTATGAAAAAGGTTCAAATGAATGAGTTTAAAAATCCTCAATATCTTCCAATAACCGATTATCCAGAAGGAGTTATTGAGGCAGATATAATAGGAGCAGGATGTTTACTTATTGGGAGAAAAGTATTTGAGACAATGCCTGAGCCTTACTTTTTTTCTCCAGAAGAGGATTACACTGAAGATACCTATTTTTGTTTTGAGGCGAAAAAGGCTGGATTTACTATCTATGTTGATACAACAGTCAAATGTAAACACGATACAATGATAACAATTGATGAATCGGTATTCACCCTACATAATTTAAAAAAATGAAAACATTACCCAAAGTCATGGTGGGTCACTGCTACTATAGATCTAATCCCACGATCAACTTCTATCTCGGAATGATAAACACGATTACTTCTTATTATGGACATATAGATATTCGATTTGGAGGAGGATATTCTGTTGTAAAAGCGAGAAATAATTTGGTAAGAGACTTTCTTAAAAGTGATTGTGAATACTTGTTCTTCGTTGATATTGACATAGGGCTTCCTCTTGATGGTTTGAAAAAACTTATTGAGGCTAACAAACCAATCATCGGAGGATTATATTTCCAAAGAATTCCGCCTCATAATCCAATGATGTTTGAAAAAGAACTCTTTACAGAAAAAGAACATAGGTATACATTTAAAAGAGACTATACGGAGGGAGTAACTGAAGTTGATGCGACGGGAGCTGGTGCACTTTTACTTAAAAAAGAGGTATGCAAAAAAGTAAAATATCCTTGGTTTAATGAGCCGACTGAATATAACACGAATGAAGACTTCTGGTTTTGTGAGAAAGTGAAGGAAGCTGGATATCCTGTTTTTGTTGATACGACGGTGAAAATAAGTCATTTCTCAGAAACTTTAGTGAGTGAAGCAACGAAGCGATTCTATGATCAACGATTTTAATGTCATCAATTCTCCAAAAGACGACGGTGTATTTGAATTCCATACTGACATAGGAACTCAATCTTTTAAATCTGTGCAATGCAAACATTGTATGATCCACTGGCAATATGTAAAAAATTCTGGAATACAACGTGGGTGGTGCATGAAATGTAATGGAATACTTTGTGGGAAAGAAGAATGTATGAAGAATTGTATTCCTTATGAGGCTAGGATAGAATATACTGAGGCGTTAGGAAATAATCATCAATCAAATATAAAAAAATTACTCAGCAAATATCCAGACATAAAGATATTATGCGGTTTGTGATTTTTAGTACAAT